TACAACGCAAAACTCGAAAAATCGAATAAAAAAGTGATTAGTGAGGTAATGCACGATACTGCACCTCGTCATGACTTTAAAAAACAGTCAGAATTGCACGAAAAAATTCGCAATGATGAGGATTATGATGATTGGGAGTATGGTACAGAGACATTCTACGGTTGATTCTGGAATTGGGTATAAATAAAGTCAGAAAACTCTAGTCAAAATGGCAATTCGAAAGATATCTAAGTCTTTCAAAGACATTAGTTTATCATTTCAACCGCACCCCATAACAAAAGACCTGCAAGTTTTAAAAAATGAAGCAGCGATACGCAGGTCTGTGCGAAATATTGTCATGACAATACCCACTGAACGTTTTTTTGATTCTTCAATTGGTTCTGATGTTGGTGGAAGTTTGTTTGATTTCGTAGATTTTGGTACAGCATCGGTAATAAATGACCAAATAAGAACATCAATCAATAATTTTGAGCCCAGAGTCGATAATCTTCAGATAGAAGTGCGACCATATCCAGATCAAAATGCATTTGATGTTACTGTAATCTTTGATATCGTTGGTCAAGAGTTTCCAACACAAGAATATTCATTCCTATTAGAGGCAACAAGATAATATGCCTTTTACAAAATTCACAAATCTGGATTTTGACCAGATAAAGACATCGATTAAAGATTATTTGAGATCGAATTCTGATTTTTCAGACTTTGATTTTGAAGGATCTAATTTTTCGGTTTTAATTGATACGTTAGCTTATAATACGTATATAAATTCATTTAACTCTAATATGATAGTTAATGAATCCTTTTTGGATTCTGCAACTCTTAGAGAAAACGTGGTATCTCTGGCAAGAAATATTGGATATGTGCCTAGATCGAAAACGGCATCCAGTACAGAAGTTACATTTACTATAACAATTCCATCTAATAAGAGTTCTGTGACCCTCAAGAGGGGTTTAGTTTGTGTTGGCGAAGTAAGTGATACCTCTTACGTTTTCTCAATCCCTGAGGACGTTACAGTATCCGTTGAAGGGGGTGAGGCAACATTCGAAAGATTAAAAATATATCAAGGATTGTTTTTAACCAAACAATTTGTTGTTGATGCTTCTCTCAATCAAAAATTCATTCTAAACAATTCAGGTATAGATACATCATTATTAAAAGTTTATGTAAATGAAGATGATGATGCGATTGAAACAGGAGCTTTAGGGAACGAATATTATCCAATTGATAATATTGTACGTACAGATTCAACATCTCCTATCTATCTGATACAAGAGATTCAAGATGAAAAATATGAATTAATGTTTGGAGATGGAATTATTGGCAAAAAAATTGCAAATAATGGAGTCATTACTGTCAATTATATTACAACCGACGGAAAAGATGGAAACGGAGCATCCCGTTTTTCTTTTGCCGGTACAATTGTCGATACAAGTCAAGATCAAAATATACTGCAGATAACAAATATCAACTTTTTGAATGAAGATCAAATATCCCCATCAAAAAATGGTGGAGATATTGAATCTTTAGAGTCAATTAAAACTTATGCCCCAAAACTCTATTCTTCGCAGAATAGAGCAGTAACATCAAATGATTATGAAAATTTGATCAAAAAAATATATCCAAATACAGAGTCTGTATCTGTTGTTGGCGGAGAAGAGTTGGATCCGCCACAATATGGAAATGTTCAAATATCAATAAAACCGAAAAATGGTTTCTTTGTTTCAGATTTTGATAAGACTAGAATTTTAACAGACTTAAAAAAATATTCAATTTCAGGAATTAATCAAAAAATAATTGATCTTAAAGTACTTTATGTAGAAATAGATTCTTCAATTTATTACGATGATTCGAAAGTATCAACTAGAGATTCATTACAAACTCAAATTTTAGCATCATTATCATCTTATGCAAACAGTTTGGATTTAAATAAATTTGGTGGAAGATTCAAATATAGTAAAGTTTTGGGAATTATTGATTCTACAAATGTTGCAGTAACATCAAATATAACAAAAGTAAAGATAAGACGAAACTTAAACGCATTTGTAAATCAACAGGCACAATATGAATTATGTTTTGGAAATAGATTTCATGTGAATTCTAATGGATTTAATATTAAGTCCAGTGGATTTACTATTTCTGGAGAACCTTCTACAGTATATCTTACTGATGTACCAAATGAAGATGGTAAAACGGGAATTATATCTATTATTAAAATTCTTTCTACCGGAGAAATACGAATTATTGCAACATCTGCGGGAACGGTTGATTATATTAAAGGTGAAATTAATTTGACTACAGTCAACATAACTTCTACCGTAAAACCGAATAATATTATAGAGATAGAAGCAATACCAGAATCAAACGATATTGTTGGATTGAGAGATTTGTATATCAATTTAGACATCTCAAAAAGTAAAATAAATATGATAAAGGATGTTATATCTTCTGGAGAAGAAGTTTCCGGATCTACATTTGTTCGGGACGCTTACACTTCAAGTTATTCAAACGGCACACTAATTAGAGAGTAATATGATAACGACTGGGATTGAATCTAGAGTAAAGATTCAAGATATTGTTTCCAATCAAGTACCATCATTTATTTCGGATGAGAATCCGAAATTTATTGATTTTTTAAAAACATATTATACCTCTCAGGAATATCAGGGTGGTCCTACAGACTTATCGGATAATTTAGATCAATATTTGAAATTAGATAATCTAGTACCAGAAGTCATAGTAGATAGTTCTACTACAGTGGGTATTACTACAGTTGGTGACAAAACAATTAATATTACCAGTACAAAAGGATTTCCACAAGAATATGGATTGATTAAAATTGATGATGAAATTATTTCCTATACGGGAATAACTACAAATTCTTTTACTGGATGTATTCGTGGATTTAGTGGTATTACAAATTATCACAATATTCTTGATAAAGAAGAAGTTGTATTTGATACTACATTAGCATCTTCTCATAATAGTGGTGCATCTGTAGAAAATTTAAGTACTTTATTTTTAAAAGAATTTTTTGAAAAGACAAAATTCACTTTTGCAAATGATTTTCAAGGAAGAAAATTAACTGATGATTTGAATGTAGGAAATTTCATAAAAGAAATAAAATCTTTTTATACATCAAAAGGAACTGATGATTCTGTAGAAACTCTTTTAAGAGTTTTATTTGGAAAATCGGGTCAAACGGTAAATTTAGAACAATATCTTATTAAACCATCAGATGCTTCTTTTGTAAGAAGAGAAGTATTAATTGCAGAAGCAGTTAGTGGTGATTTATCAAAGTTAAAAGGTCAAACTGTCGTAAAAAATACTGATAGTGATACTAGAGCTGTTGTATCTGAGGTAGAGCCTTTTACTAGAAGAGGAATTCTTTATTATAAAATAAATCTCTATGTTGGATATGATGATAAGAGTACTATTGAAGGAACGTTTGAAATTACTCCTGCAACCAAATCTCAGGATACAGTTCTTCCAGGATCTTCAGTTATTACAGTAGATTCTACAAATGGATTTGATTCTAGTGGTAAGATATATTCTGGTAATAATACTATAACATATACTGAAAAAAATTATAATCAATTTTTAGGTTGTAGTGGAATAGAAAATACAATTCATAAAACTGATAATATTAGGTCTGATAAAATTTATTTTGGATATGAAAATGGTGATATAGACAAAAAATGTGAATTTAGAATAACTGGTGTTATATCAGATATTGATGATTATACGGATGATGGTTCAATTCCAATCTATAAAGATCAAATTTTAACTGTTAAAAACATTGGGGATTATATAACAAATCCAATTGAAAAGTCAAAAAAAGAAATTTTTGCAAATTCTTGGATTTATAATACCGCACCAACGGTTGATATTGAAGAATTTGGTGCAGATATAAGACTTAAAACTAGTATTGATAAATCTCAATTTAAAGTTGGTGATAGGATTGAAATAATTGATAGGGCGTCTTATGAAGTAGTATATCCATTAGCAGATACCGATATTCCTTTTATTTCAAATATTCAACCAGATGATGATGGATTGAATAGAACATTGACACTGGGCAATTTTATTTTCAATCCAGAAGATCCAGATAAACTTTATTCAATACGAAGAAGAGTTAATAAGGCATATAGTAAGTATGTTCCAATTGAATATGGAAATTATAATATAATCTCAGATATTCAAAACATTTATACTGATGGAAGTTCTTATGCATATGTTGCTTCCAACTCATTACCATCAAGTAGTTTTGAAGATTTTGATACATATACAATGCCAGAAAATGATCAAGGTATTGTCCCTCCAGTTCCTTTTGTTTCTGACATTGAACAGCAAATTTATAGATATCAATTAGATTCTACTGTAATTAATCCACTTCAAGATGTTGATGAAGTTACTGAAAATTCTACCGGAGTCCAAGAATTTACTACGATAAAATTAAAAGATAAAGTAAAATTTTTATCCGGTGATAGAATATTTTACGAACCAGAAACTGATCCAATTGTTGGTTTATCTACGGGATCTTATTATGTTGAAGTGATATCAAATCCTGGACAAGAGGATGATAGAAAGAAATTAAAATTATATACATCAAGATCGCATATTGCATCTGATACGCCTAGCCTTAAAATGCGTATGCCAATTTCTGGTATTGGCACTCATACATTTACTTTATTCGAACATAAGACAAATTTAATAAAACCAAAAAAAGCATTTAAAAAGTTTAGTTTAAATCCAAATTTAAGATCTGGAACCAAAGAAGAAACTACTCCAGGAGAAACTGGTGTATTAATAAATGGCGTCGAGATTAGTAATTATAAAACAGACGAAAAAATATATTATGGACCTTTAACAAATGTTTCTGTACTTATTGGTGG